GTAAGTATAGTATTAGCACTTGTCTTTAAGAGACCTACATATGTTACCGATATTTGTGTATTTGTTAATGTTGCCATTGACTTTTAAATATGTTATTAATTTTTCAATATTTTTTTTCTTTACCTTATACTTCATAATACCCAACCATTGAATAGAGCATCTTTATCAGGATGAATGTCATCATTTGAATTACTTGTATATTCTGGAAACAAGTTTTGATTAAAGCTCATATAATCAATAAATCTTCTTGTATAGTATTCTGCTATATCTCTATGTTTTTCTACTAGGTAATCTACTTCTTCTTTACTAACACTCTCTGCATTTTCGCTAGTATGTTTGCTTATACCACCATTTTTTATTTGGTATGCTGCAAAAGGTAAATAATCAACCATAGCAAAATGTATAAGCATAGGGTGTAAAAAATTATTTACTAGATTTAAATAATTACCTGTTAGTGATGCACCTCCTGTACCTAATATATCGGTGCTTATTTTATTGTATAGATCAGTACCAAGATAATTTCTAATATGTATTTGTTGAGCTATTTTAACAAATCCAATAAATTTATCTACATCAACATTGCCATCAATGATTGAGTTTCTTTTTAAGTCTATTGGTTTTATGAATAATGCTGTTGCCATCTCTTAATTTTTAAATCCCATTTTATTCCAATATGCAGATGTATAACCTTTGTTAGGCATATTACGAGGTGCAATAGATACTTTTTTAGCATTTTTTTCAGGTCTGAAACCTTTTTTTATAGCAGATGTTGTACTTACTGTATCACCCAAAGATTTACTGCCTTCTTTTCTTGCATATATTTTACGAGTCCAACGATGGGAACATCGAGAACCTCCCTTATACAGCCAAATAGAATATGTATTAGCACCATCTTTTCCAAATCCTGCATTTACTACTTTATTATCCATTGCCTTTATATCTTCTTTACGATAAACCTTTTTTGCGTTCATCATCTTAATACAAAATTCTCTTGATCTACCTTTTTTAGTTTTATAAGCACCACTATAAGGTGTGTACATATATCTTACTAAAAAGATTGTATCTTCTTGACCTTTCTTTTTTGATTTACCATCTTGTTTACTGTCTCTGTATGGTTTTGCACTACCTGTATTGGCAAGTTCTGTTTTTTCGTTTAACTCTGCTATCTTTTGATCCAATTCGTTTTCTGTTTCATAATCAACCTCAAACTCATCAATAACATCATAATCTTTTAAAAGTTCTTCTTCATCTTGCCCTAAATCTATTAAGGCGTTTGCAACATCATTATCTATGTACTTATCTAAATTACTTCCCAAATGTACACAACAAGCATCCTCGCTTAATTTAACACCTGTTTCTTCTTCTTTCGTTGCTTCATCCTCTACATTCTCTAGGTCTGTAAATTCAAGCGGTTGTAGGGTCTTAAAATAAAGTTTTAATGATATTTTATTGTAAGCTAGTATTTGATCAAAAGCATCAATAAGTAAATGTTGGAAGGGTCTTATAACTGTATTGTCTAATAATATAGATGCAGTCTTTAGTTCATCTGCATTGTTTCCTAAACCTGATTGATCTTTTATACCAATAAGCATTGGACTTACAATTCTATGACTAACCATAATTTTTCTTGTGCTTTCTTCACTCAAGAATTGATATTGTTGGTGTGCATCCGATAACTGTACAGGATCAATACTCGCTGCTGTTTCTGCATTGTCGTTAAAAGCAAGAATAAATTTACCTGCATTACTGCTTCCAGAAAACTTTTGTGATATTCTTCTTTCTATCAGTTCTCTTTCTTCTTCATTTGGCACACCATTGTTGAAATTTATAAGCATACTTGGAGACATACCATTCATTATATTATTTAAATGAAAATTACCTACTTCCTCCTCAAGCTCTGCATATTGTAATCCACCTTGATAATCTACTGGACTATAAAAAAAGAATCCTGCTCTATATGGTTTTATGTAAAGTATTTCTATTGCTTCTTTACTTTTACCAAATGATGGTATTCTTTTTAATTTGCTTGTAGGTTTATATTCAGACCAATCAGAAAAATAATAATAAGCATCAATCTCTCCTTTATCATTTGCTTTTTCTGCTCTTAATGTTTCTACTGGAAAATGCTCTATTTGTGCTATTGTCTTTCTGTCTTTTGAATAAATAACTTGTAAAGAACATTGACCCATTAGTTTCAAATCATAACATAATTTCCTTACACAATCATTATTAAATAAAGATATCATCTTTGCGTATTGATCTGGTTTTTTATTGCTATCTGTAGCATCTAAACCTTTACCAAATATCATTGATGAGACTGCATTTATAATAGCATTGTTAGTCGGACTACCATTATATCTATCTATAAGATATTTAAAGTAGTTGTTATCTTCACCATATCCTACCCACTCTTTATTCTTATATTCTACAACTTTTGGTGTTGTATAACTACTTAAATTTATAACTCTTAAATCGTTCATACTATTATGTAATCGTTATCGTGTGATCCTGTTGTTTCATCAAATGTAAACTCTCCATTATTAATATCGTAATAATTGTTGTTAGTTTGATTAACAGTTTGATCTGTACAAAATATTTTGTCTTTATATACAACTGCACTACCATTTAGTAATGTCAAATCATAATATCTACCCTCTTTTAAAACAGGACTTATAGTAGCCGATAATCTTTTAAAATTTACATTATCTGATGCACTAACACTAGCTGAAAACACTTCTTTGTTTTTACTTGTATCTCTTAATTTCATAGTATATGAAGATACAAATACTCTAGGAATAACATCTAAGTTCTGAGCAGAAGATGATGTACTTAATACTTTCATATTAATATATCGAAATAAATCAATGATTTTGTATAGGTATAAAAAAAAAGAGGGTATAAACCCTCTCATTTTCAACTAAATTAATAATATATTAGTTTGGTGTTATCTGAGTACCCTCTGTAGCAGCATCCATAATAGATTGTGCAACAAATAATGGTGGGTTTTGCTCAGTTGACCCAAATGTTAGTGCATAACCGAAAAAATCGCCCATCCCTGCACCTGAATTAAATGTCCCACTTATTAATTCTGCACCATTCTTTTCTCCTACTAAAAAGAAATTACTGTTATAGTCAGAGACAATGATTTGTGGTCTTGAAACTGCTAATAATTTAATTTCTTCTGATGTTTCTTTTTCTTGAAAAGTTAAGTTCAATACTAAACTTGATTCATAAAAAGTAGTACCATTCTCTCTTGAAGATGTTACTGTTGTGTCTAATGTTGAATTACCTTTAACATCAAACTTCATTAGTGTTGGACTTCCAGAAATAGCAGTTACTTCTCCACCTGATGTTGTCAATCCACCAAGACCTCCAAAATCTACAAAGAATACTGCTTTAATTCCACCTACACCTGTTTTACAAGGTAAACCTCTTCCTTTTGTTAAGTTACAAGCCATAATTTTTAATTTTTATAAAAAAAGGTAAGTAGGCATATACCCCACCTACCTTTCTTATGTTAAACAATATTAAGAGTATAATACGATATCTGATCCTATTCCGTGCTGTACTCCTGCACTTCCTCTTAAAACAACTCTTACATTTTGACTTCCATCAATGTCTGCCATATCAATTAACTTAACTTCTTGCCAGTCATTTAATAGACCTGTTCCAAAAAATAAATTAGAAGATTCTGCAGCAACCATTTTATCATTTCCTAAACCAGGAGCTGTAAATAATGGAATACCTTGAAAGTTCATCTCTGTTTTACCAACATTGTAAAGCTCTCTATATCCTAAAGCAGCTTGTGCTTGAATATAAAATTTAGCAGCACTTGTTGGAATATAGATTTTTACATCTTCTTTACCATAGACTGCGCCAGGAATAGCATCTACTACTTTTCCTAATTCTGCGATTATATTTGTAGCCGAAAGTGTTGTACCTGTTACATCAACAACATCTCCATCTGCTGCAAGTAGTGCTTGGAATCCGTTAAATTCTCCTGCGTTAGCAGTAGCACCTTGCCAAATATTTTGCTCTGTTTTTTCAGCAACTTTAGCAGCAACTTGTGCAATTAAGAAATCAGAGAATTTTTTAGGAAGATTATCGTATTGACTAAATCCCATTGACTGAGCATCCCAGTCTTGTCTGAAATCTTTTTTACATAGTTGTAAGTTTACTTGAAACTCCTCTGGTTGTAAAATTCTTTCTGTTAATGTTACATTTGAAGTTGGATCAAAGTCGCAAGAAGCATCTTTTAAAATGCTATCTAATGCAAGTTTTTTGATAACTTCCTTAAATTTAATGTTAGGTTTTATACTAACTCCCCCTTGTGACAATGTTACTCCCGAGAGCAAAGCACTCGCAATGTAAGACCCTGCAAATTCACCCTGATAACTTGTCGTAATTGATGTTGTAGTACTCATATTTTTTTTATTTATTTAATTATATTATAATTCACCAACTGTTATTGAAGAAGCAGCGTTACCATTTCCACTTAGAAAGTAGCTAGTTCCATCAGAATGTATTTCGATGTGGTCACCGATACTTTCTGCATCATCTTCAAATGTTACTCTATCTACTGCATCAGCTTCAACG